GTAATGCCTTTTTCTAGCATCATTTTCTCCACTTCCTCAACCTGTTCGTCATTCTCGACTAAACCTTTTTCTTTCAGCTTACTGCGGCGCTTGTTCAATTCCTCCATTGCATCTCTTTGCTGGAGTCTTGCTTCAAGGTGAGCAACTCTGTCATTTGCTTTCTGAACAGCGTAATTGGTTGAATCTTCAATTTCGAGTTCAGGAATCGGCATATCCGGTTTGGCTTCTTTCGTTAGACGTAAGAAAGCTTTGCGAGTTTTTGGATTCTCAGCAAGCTGACGAGCCAAAAGAGCCAGTTCATCACGGGCTTCGTAGCTTAGGTCTTCAAGTGACATAGGTTATCCCCTTAAATAAACAATAAAAAAGCGCATCAGATAATGCGCTTGCCGCCCGGCTTTTCAACCGTCATGCGATTTTTAGTACCTGTTGCAGTGGCATTTTTCAATCCACCCATTTGCGAGAAACGAGGCGTGTTGATAATTTGACCATTCTGCTGTGTGTTGTCAGTTGGGTTGCGAGGTGCAGCAGCACCACGGGGTTTAAACAAATCCATCATGCCGGGAACTGCTGGCGCAGCAGCCATTGCTTTGCCTTCAGGTGTAGCACCCCCTGCTTGCGGCAAGGTCTGCAACATTTGCAAAATTTCAGATTTTTTAAGTTCTTCCATACCGTCAGAGCTTTTACCTGTCAGTTCGGATAATACTTTAATTGCTGAAATAACTTTTTTGCCTTCTTCTGAGTCAGAGCCGATAGCTGGTAGTGCGCGTTTAATCAAATCCATCGCCAACCCAAGATTAACCATTGCTCCCTCTTTTGAACCCATTTTTGGCTCTGGAGTGGACATGGGTGCTGCCATTGGGGATGAGGATTCTTCGGTTTCGACTTCTTCCGCTTCGCCTTCTCCCATTTCTGGAGCTTCAGGAGCTTCTTTGCTACCCTTTTGCTCCCCCATGAGGCGCATGATTTCTTCAGATGAGACAGCCATAATAACTCCGTATGAAATTTGGCAATAGAAATAAACAAATTAGAAAGCTTTGTCAAGTTTTATTATCGTTTCATGCGCCCATAAGAGCCTCTATTTGGGCTTCGCTCTTGATACGTGCCCAAACGCTGTACACGATATTCTAAATTTGGGCCTTTTTCTTCTTGTCTTAATGCTCCAGAAGTAACTCTAGGCTGATCCGCTTTTGATGTGGTTTCTACGCCATTTGGGTTCATGCTACCTCCTGTAAATTGGGTGGAGAGCTAGGTTTAGGCTGTTGTTGCTGTTGTTGCTGCTGCAACATAGCCATTTCTTCCTGTTTCGCCTTGTTTGTTGCCAATTTTTCTTTTAACAATTGCTTCATTGGCGGTTCTAGCAAGTCTAGCAGACCTTCTTGGTCAATAGCACCTGCTTGATGCAGACTAAACGCCAAATTACGTAAGTCTTCAGTGAAGATTGGGCTATTGCTATGGGCATCTACCTTAACGATAAAGTCATCAGTAAACTGCTCTGGAATAAAATCATTGCCATCATCGTCTTTAAGCATGATTGGCTGATATTTTTGTATGCACTTCAAGTAAAGCGTTGCTACTTTCTCAAGAGCGTCCTCAATAATCAATGCGCGTTTCTTTGCTCTGGAGCTACCAAGCCTTGAGAGTGATTCTGCATGAGATTCATTGAGTCCACTTCTCTGATGACTTCAAAGAGATCGTTTGGAATGTTTGGCGCAAGACGTTCGACCTTTGCACTTGGCATATCACTAGCAAGCAGACCGCCAGCGCGATTAAGGGCAAAGTTCTTCTCATCCAAAATACCGTTGAAACCCATCAATGCAGTAGGAGGCGATACTTGCTTGGAAAGCAAATCAAGAATCTCAGCCATGCGCTTGTTGCGTAGTTCTTGCAAGAATACCAATCGTTGAACTTCACTCTGTCCCCAATAATAATCGTACTGAGGATTAGGGCAGAACTGCACAAATGGCAGCTCACCTTTCAGGAACATTTTTTCGCCCGGACGGTCGTAAATAATAACGTCTGGATCAGCGATGGTTACGCACTGGTAGTCACCAATCTCATCATTAAATGCCCACAGTTCGTGCATCTCAACGGTGTCTTCAGCAACCCTAGCTTTATAACGATTCATGCCAGACAAGTCTAGGTTGACGTTACCCTGCATTGTTGGATCAGATTGATTCATGATGATCCGGTCAATACCTTCTGGAACATCGCTAGTCTGTTCGTGGAATGAGGTAGTTACGCGTTTTAAAATACTGTCGCGTTTAGGATGTGCGTACAGTCTGGAATACAAGTCAGACTTTGTGATGTAGTAGGTGTGGACTAATGCTTCTTGTCTGTCTGTGTATGGCGTATCTTCACGCAACACACCAATTGCACCCGGATCAACCATGTAAGGATTTAGGCTTCCACCGGGGCCAATGATTAACTTGGTATAAGAGGTGTTGTAGCACAGTGACCAGAGCAAAGCGTTAGAGCAAACTTGATCTGTATTTGAGCGCAGCCAATCATCGTTAAGCAGCCGTTGCATTGAGCGAATTTTTCTTTGTTCGCCAGCTTGCACAGCAGCACCTAAATCAATTGAGAAGCGTGTTGTCTCAGCAGAATATAAAAAGCTGCTTAGCTGATCTATGTGCGGATAAATCTTATTGAAAATAGCTGGTGCATCTTCCGGCGCAGAACCAAAAAGAAAATAAGAGCGCAGCGCAGCGTAGTCGGATTTGCGTTCTTCTCTGGAAACTAAGCACTTGCCTATGAGATCAAGATAGAACTGCTCTCTCTGTAGAGGCTCTGACGGAATTCTCATTTTTTATCCAATGATAAATTGTCTTGGTCTGCCATATAACTCGCCGGACGGGGTGGTGTCAAGTTTCCAACTTGATTTGGCATGATGCCAACTTGCTCACCAGCCACAGAAGGAAACATATTTCCTCTCAACAAGTTGCCCATTTCGAGTTTACCACCAGCGCCACCCCATATAGCAGCGTCTCCTGCGCGTGGTTCGCGTGGAGGTTCAGGCACACCCTTCGGGTTTGGCTTGTTATTGCGTGAATAATACCCTGCCTGACTGTCACCTTCCCTTGCAGACTTGATATTTGTCATGTTGAAGTCGAGTGCAAGCTGGTTTAGCGTCTTGTCGTTGTGTCTTGTGGTGTCTGACTTGGTTCCCACTGGTTGCAAGAACACCATTTGGACGTTTTCAGTGCATCCATCAGGGCAAACTGGTTCCCAAGCCTCAAAAAACCCATGTAAATCGCATTTATAATCGTGCATAACGCTCATATCTATCTCCCCTTAATTTGCTCATCTAAACGATAATCTGAGTAATCTAACCTGTTTTTTAGCCCTAATTTGAGCTTAATACCACCGTTTTCTACCTGCAAACCGTACCCACGGACAATAACTGGCTTTGGTTTCTTCCTCCATTCGATCCATTTCTGCCCAAACCGAATCATTACTGCTACTTCTCCGTTTTTCCACGCTAAATATGCTTTGGAAACCCGTCTTTGCACCAATTCCGTCATGTGAGTTCTGTCATAGAAGAACATATCGTCCATTCTTGCCTTATCTACGCCAGATAACTCGTAAAACAGGCGCATAGGGATGCCGCGCTTCTTGTCTGCGCGAAACCGCTTCATGATTTGCTTTAATTCCTCTTTAGGAATGATGTAATTGTCATCACTGTCCATTTGAGCCGTACACCCCTATACGCTTTAAATAGTCGGATACCGTTCTTCCTACAACGATCTGCTCTGGCGTACTGTCTTCCTGCGTTCTGCTGACATTCCTTGTAATTTTCTGTGCAATCAAGCGAGGCTGAAGTTGCTCAGCAAAAGCAGCACAAGCCAAAGCAGTCGCCATGACGCGATCATCCTTGTTCCTGCCTGACGCAATGATAGAACCACCGTCACGCACAATGGTTTTCATCTCATCTATCAATTCAGTAGAGGTAATCGTCATCATTCCGCGCTCAAAGTAGTCTTTCATGTAGGAAAGCATACGTTCTTTGCTGGCAGAGGTAGTCAACCAG